ATATGGATTTAATTCAAAATTTGCAATTTCCATAATCCCTAGATCATTACCTAAATCCGGGAACTGTGGATTAAATGAAGCATCGCCTAGTCTAACACCAATAACACCACTTGATGATGCATAAATTTTACCTCTTTGAGGCAGATAATATTCTGTATCCATTGTAATAAGATCACCACTTCTAGGTAGCGCAACACCTGAATATGATGCGCCAGAAGCAGCAGGTCTGAAATCAAGAACATCTCTTAGTTCTATTCTTTCGCCATTTGATTGTCTAAAGCTAGGAATATCTTCATAGTTAATTGCACCAGTATAACTTGATGCCGCAAAGAAATCACCAGATGCGCCCCAGTTAAAATAATCATAGGTTACTGTAATAGTAGTAGCAGGTGTTGTTGCACCACCTTTAAGTGTTACTGTGCCGTAACCATAATAGCTTTCGGTTTGACCATTATTGAATCTAAAATCATCTGTGATATCAGCTGATGTTGAATCATCAACAATTGATGTAATTCTATATGCATCAACTTTAGTAAGAGTAGCAACACCATTTACCAATGATAAACCTGAATCTACTTGCTCGGCAACTGTTTTTGTTTTTACGGTGCCTGAAGTACCGGAATGCTGTTCATAAGCAAGAATGCTATATGATTGACCGCTAGTTAAACCTGAAATAGTAGCACTTGCGCCAGCAGCACTAATCGTAGGAGTAACTGCAGCATTTGTGGTTTCATTTACAACAATCCATGCACCACTATCATCAAATGCTCTACCAGTCGATGCTGTAAGAGTAATCTGACCTGAACCGTTTGCTACGCCAGTATGTAATTTTTGAACAGTCGTAACAATATCATCGAATGATTTAGGTCTTGATCTATTCAGTGGGAAGAATAGATTACGATCTGTTTGTTGATAAAGTTTACATACACCATTTTCTAGAACAATATCTGAATAACCAGTAGCATTACCAATTGATTTTACAGAACCGAAGTTATTACCAGTCGTTGTTCTGATATCAAATAGATATACTTTATAATTGCTACCGAACTCTTCAACAGCTCTTACGTGTGCGGTACCAATATTAGTGCCGCCGCCTGAAGCTGCTGTATGAAGATTAATTTTTTCATTTGCTGTAAAATCGAACATTTGTTCAAGATTACTTACAACAACATAATTACCATATGTAACGGTAATTGTATCATTATTTACGACAGATGTAGCTCTAGGTTTAGCTTCTGTATAAGTTCTTTGCTGCGGGTTAACTACCCTAATACCATCAACATATGCTTTACCAGGACCGATTAAAACTTTAAAGTTATTATTATTTGATTCATCAGGAGCAAAGTTAATAATAAAGTTTTGCGTTGTAAAATTACCGTGAATTTCTCTAAGTCTTAATGCTAAGAAACTTTCAGTTGCTCTTAACTGGGTATCTGCAGCAGAATTATTTGAAATAATACCACCATCTTCAACAACAACTTGAGGAATAAAGTAATCAGATGAATCTACTAAATCTTGAGTTGTTAATGTTAGTCTAATTCTATAGCGATCAGCACCTGGTGCAGCAAGGTTTAAATTAGCACCTGAATTATCATATAAATTTTGATCATCATTAATAGTAACAATACTTTCGGTAACCAAGTGGCCTACAACAGCATTAACACCGAAACTAGTATTTTCCGATAATATAATAACTTGCTTTTCGGCAAAAATAAAATGTTCATCAATGTAAAATCTACCGGGGTTTTGTATTGCAAGAAGACCGAAGCCTGTCATAGGGTTTGATGCAGTATCTGTATTTGATGAAGTCAGCGTTACCCCAGATCCATTTTGTGCAACTAAGCTACTACCAGTATTTGTTACAGTTACAGTAGTATTTTCTGCAGCATCATTACCGGCTTGGTCGACATATTGTACATAAATTTTTGCTAAATTGGTACCAGTTGCTGCTAATACTTTTACAACTCTGAACTGAATACCGGTAACCGTTTCTTCAAAAATAACATTTTCAATTGAGGTTATTGGAGAAGGTAAAGGTGATGTAACAGTATCCAGCTTAATAAATGGAATTTCCGAAACTGTAATTTGACCACCATCGGTTGCAGCACCAGGATCTAAAAGATAACCAGCAAAAGATTGAATATCTTTATTAATAATAGTTTGTAGCTGGTTCAGTTCTCTTTGCTGAAGACTTCTGCCGTTATTAAACAGAATTTTATAATAATTATCACTATCTCTATAATCATCTTTATATAGATTAAGGAAACTATCTTTAATTACTTGACTTACCATTTTGAGTCCTTATATCTGAATAATAACTTTAATATCTTCTGCTTGACCATCAAGGCGATCAATCTTTGCTCTATTATCTATATAGAGAAGATCTCCGCTAAATGGATCAACGGTTGGATAATTCCATGCTCTACTATCTGGATCGAAAGCTACCAGACTTAAAATACCTGAACCAGATAAACCATTTTCCTCTACAATGCCTTCACCTTCTTGGAAATCTGTAAATCCAGTCGCTTCTGTTTGATGATAGTAAACAATAGCACTGTTACCTGTGCCGATAATTTTATCAATTATACCCTTTGCGCCAGATGTACCACCTACAATTGTTGATCCAACTGTAAATGCACTTGAAATAGCAGAGAATCTTAAACTTTTTAGTGTATTACCAGCTGCTCCTGAATAATCTGAATCACTAGTTGTATCACCAACTTTAGGATTTTTAAGAATACCAATCTGACGGAAAGAGTTACCGATAACCCATTCGCCACCTTCATCACTATCTGGAATTACGTTAAACATAATACCTGTAGCTCTTAAATCAATTCTGGCATCTGCACCAAAACCGGCTTTCGGTCCTAATACAGGTAAAATAGTTGCTTCTGTTGTCGGTGAGCCGCCGCCAACGATTTTACATTCAGCATAATCATATCCAGTACCACCAACAATAGTACCTGCAGATTCGTCTAATTCAACTTGAGTAATAACACCATTAGTTACAGTTGCAAGTCCTCTTGCCCCAGTACCATTACCAATAATTGATAATGTTGGGACAGGATCATCATCATAACCTACACCACCATTTACAATTCTTAAACCTACAACCTGCTTAGGAATTGCCGCATTTTGAATTTGCTCTTGTTCAATATCAACAGCAAGTGAATCTGAGTCTGTAGCTAAAATTTTCTGAACAGGCATATAGTTAGCTGTTAAGAATTTGGTTGCACTTAGTGTACCAATTGTATATAAAAATTTCCAGATATAACCATCTGCTGTAGTAAACGGATCTGCGGATGTACCTGATGGCTTTGATGTTGATGGTTGAGGAATACCATCAGTTTTAGCCTGCTTTAAACAAATGTAAACAGCATTATCTTCGGTTAAAACATAATAAGGAATAGTTGGATGACCGCTAACATTATCATTATATGCCGAATACACAGTACCATATGACCAGTTATTTCTTGGAACAGTAAAGCTATAATCAGTAATACGCTTAATTGCTTGAGCACCTAAACGGAAGTTTCTTCCTTCCCTTTCGGTATTAACCGGAACTGTAGCAACATCCGAATCATTCCAATCTTCAGATCTACCGACAGCAATATAATAACGACCTGCTGCAGAATCGCTTAAATCATCAAAAATACTTTGAACAAGTTGTCTTTTAATTGCATCTGTAATTATAGCAACCATCTATAGTTTCCTTATGGATATGTAGTTAAGATAACACGATCACCCAAACCGCCAGCTGAATCAAGTCCTACTAAATACCAGCCTTCGTTAGATCCGCCTGTTGTCTCTGTAGTATATATGGCTTGAATTGAAGCCTTCGGTTGAATGGTAAATGCATTATAGCCGGTGTGGCCAAAATATGATGAACCACCGCCATCAGAATCAACTTTTACCCTAGCAACAGAACCACCAGTATTGCAAAGATATGCAACCATATTATTTCTCGCTGTGCCTCTCGGTAATGTATATGTGTTTGTTCCAGAAGTACCTGTAAATAATATTACGTTATCATTGAGAGAAATAGTGTTATTGGTAGGATAATCATTTCCCGAAAGTCTCAAAGCATTACTTAGAACAATAGTACCAGCACCTTTTGCTTGAATGTGTAATTCTACATTCGTATCCGAGCCAGTAGATCTTAGATAAGTAGGATTTCCTGTTATACCACCTTGAACTTGAACATAATTTACAGCTGATGCTGTAGTCGGTAAACCTAAAATTGGATTACCCGCACTATCATTAACAACAGAACCAATTCTTGGATTACGTAGTGTTGAGGATATTAGTCTTTTATTCGAAATTGTTTGAGTGTGATTCTCAAATACTAAAGTATCTGAATCAGTTAAGGATGGGAAATTAACATTAAGATCACTACCAGAATCTACTTGGCCTTCATAAGTTATTTTATAATAGCCTGTTCCGCTTACACCATGTAATCTTAAATCGCCGTCAATTTTGGTATCATATAAATGCTTTTTATATAAACGTTGATCCGCAGTACTAATAATAACTTCACCTGTCGAATCTGGTAAAGTAATGGTATTATCTTTTGTTGGTTCAGCTGATGTTAAGGTGGTTTCAAAATCATTTACATTTAAACCTTCAAATGTAATTTGATTATTACCAAGACGAACATTACTAAACAATAAGTCTGAATCCCCACCAAGAACTTGGTAGAGCTCAACAAAATTAGAATTAATTTTATTACCAGTAGTCCTTAAGGTATCACCTGTACCATCATTAGCATTTGTGCCAATATTGATGTTCTGCCTTGCCATGTTTTATCCTTAACTTTAATAGTTGTATTTATACAGGTTAGATAGCGGAATCCGCATAATAATCAAATGCATCAACGTCCATAGTGATTTGGTTGTTGCTGAATCTGAGTGCAGTTGTATATGTTCCATCCGAATCTTCGTCCATTCTTGGTGAAGTTTCTTTGATCATATCTTGAATTGTCTGATGGTGAATATCCGAGTATTCCAAAGTACCGTATGTATTTCCACTTGCTAAATCAACAAAGTCTTCTACCACATAACGATCGAGGTCAATACGCATAAAGCCTGAAGAATCAACATCCGATGGAATAATACCAGAAATTTCCGTAAGTGCGGATAGTACGCCAAACGCTTCCGATTGATATGTCGGAATAGTTGATCTCGGTGGAACGGAAATAGGCATTGTATTAAAGCTAGGATCTTCATTAAATGAAACAACCTGAACCTGAGAACCTACATACATACCACCTGGGTGTGCAAATAATTTATAAAGCTCAATCCATTCTTTTCTTGCTTTATCGGATTTAATCAATAAGCCCCAATATTGATAGATTTTATCATCCATAATATATTTTTGAGAGCTAGGACCAATCTGAGATTCGCCAACTGTAAAAACAAATTCTTTACCGTAAATGATTTGCGGATCGGTACCGAAGAATGATCTAAAGAATCTTTGAATAGCAAACTTAGTGCCTTTGGTGCGATAATAGTTATTTGAAAGTTCTGCACCAGTACGAGTATCAAGAATACCTTCAAGGTAGTTTTGACCTAAAAGTAATTCATCTTCAATGTATGTAAGATTAGATTTTTTTGTTTGACCGATATCTCTTGTGGTGGCAAGAGATTTTAATTGATCACCGAAATTACCTTCTTGATCCAAATATTCATAATATGCTTTTAATAAAGCAATAAATTTTGGGTATTCTTCACCAAAATACTCGGGCAAAACCCTCTCGACATAATCCCTTGAAATGGATATATCTCGGCGATTAATATCTTTTAACGTCTTATCCATTAGTTATTTGCCGCGGTTGTTACTGCTGTTACTGCTGATGCCTCAGCATCATATTTTAGAATATCATTTAATACCGGTGCAACAACTGATTGGTTTGCAGGGATAGCTGATATTTTAATAAAATTATTAGCGCCATTAATGCTGCTTGGTTTAATAGAAACAATTGTTACTTTTCTTGAAGTTGGATCATATGAACCAATATTATCGATAACAACAGTATCAGAACCAACGGCAATTGCCTGAAGAATTGTTGAGTTTAATTTATTTTTAATAGTAACTGGTTGACCATTAACAATAAACGATGTACTTGTAATAACAGGGGTATCACCCGCCGGAGATCTTAAATCAACTGGATAATATAATTCGAAAGAATTTCTCGAATTTAATACTGGGGTTACCCTTTGTTGAATTCTAACTTCAGCTCTTGACGATAAAATAGCAGGACTTACATCATCAACAAGGGTCAGTAGATTTGATCTTCTGAATGCTTGGTCGAAGTTACCGATAGTATTAGAAAAATAATTTGCAATCGTAGATCTTACGCTTGTTCTTACAGAGTTAAGGGATAATGGCGTTAATTTAGGGTTAATCTGAAAGAACACATCTGCTTCAACATATGTTTCAACTGGATCAGCAAATTCTACATTAAAGGAAATGATGGCTAATTGATCTACTAATTCTTCGATTTGAGATTTAATAATTCCAATCTGAGTTTCAGAAACATCATCTTCAAATAAAATGGATGAAAACACTGTACCAAATTTAGGTCTAGGGTTATCTTCGCCACCCCAAGACTTAATATCTTTAATTAATGTAGAAAAGTTTCTGAGAATAATTGAGGTATAATCCTCTGGGGTTACCATTCTATTTTGAGTTGCATATTGGAATGGTGCATTTCTACGAATTGATTCTAACGATTCTCTATCGTCACCACCAGCAGAATTTGATGCTGTTGTAAGAAGAAGATTATATTGGCTACCGTCAACTGTAATAGTATCTAATGCTTGGAATGAAGAAATACCATTTGCTACAGCACCTTTTGTTGACAAATAATTAAATCTAATCACATTACCTGCTCTTGGTGCACGTCCTAAAATATCATTTGCACCAAACGATAATTGATAGAATCCATTCGGTGCTTCTTTTAAAATATAAATTGTTGAGTTTTCATTTACTGATGTTGCATCAACAATGTTTTGATAAGCTGTAAATTCGCTACCATTAGCACTTTCATATACATTTACTTCTACTGTATCACCATCTAAATTTACATCAGGAACAATATATACATCATTTTCACTATATTCACCAACTAAGAATGTTTTTGTTCTTTGAAGACCTTCATAAATTGGAATATTAAAACTACCATCATCTGTTTGGAAATAGTAAATTCCCTGACCATTATCCTCTGCGTCATAATTTTCAATAGTTTGAAATGTATATGTCACATCATCAAGTGTTGCTGTAAATCGAGTATATTTTGGTAATGTGATAACAGAAGGTCTAGATGTAACAGATGATAAATTAGCTCTTACTCTTATATAAGCACGTGATGCTGTTTTAGTATCTGGAATATAACCAATTCCTGTAGCCAATGATACAAGAGAAGATCTTAATTGTGCAGTACCTAAAAATGATTCATTAAGTGTAAAGTTTGAAATAAGACCATTAATATGTGTATTATACGCAAGAACGTCCATCAAGTTATTAAGACCAGATGCAGAAAAATCATAGTCAGCAAATTCATCTGTGGACTTGAGATAATCCTTCAAAGACTCTTTGATTGCATCAAAATCTAGTGCTGTGGATTTAATAGTAGTCGCCATTTATCTTAGCCTCGCAAGCGTTGTCGTGAAGGTTACTTCTTCTTGTGTATTTACAACCTTAAAAACAATTGTAACATCGACCTTATTATTATCAGGATCTGATACGGCTTTTACGAATAATACTTCTGCTCTTGGTTCATATTTTTCAATTGCAGATATAATTGTTCTTTCAATATCAAATTCGGTATCTTCATCAGCAAGATCAAAAAGTAAAGCCCTAACATTTCCCCCGTAATTATAACGGAAAGGTTTTTCACCAAAATTAGTTAAAACGAGATTTTTTACCGACTGTTTAACAGCAGCGGCATCAAGCTTTTTATAGACATCACCATTACCTTTAATTGCTAAAGATAAATCAACATCTCTATAAAGTCTATTACGACTTGTTGTAATAGTAGAAGTAGAAAGATTTTTATCTTCTAATGAAAAAGCTCTTGCCATTTAAATCTCATTTTTTCTTTTATTTATAATGGTTTTATAGGTGTTTAATTTAAACCTGCCTTCATAGCATTAATAAACCAAGATTCACTTTTCCAAGTACCAATCCGCTTTGAATCCCATGATGTTGCTGTAACAAGTTGACCGAGTGTATCTAGGTGCATAACCGAATATCCCATATATCCAGATGACATACCACCACCACGAACGCCGAGTTTAACAGCTGCCGTAACAAAATCTGATAGAATTTTTCTGTCACCTGGTCTATTATAAACAAGAGTTCTACCATCAACTTCAAGATATAGATCTGCAGCATTACCGGTGTCATGTCTTGCTGAGCCAGTTCTACGACCAGTTGTTCCAGGCTGTTTACCAGATGTAATAACCACTTGATCTACCTTAGCTGCTTTAGCAGCACCAGCCAAGATTCTTTCAAGTGATGGATTAACTTTTCTATTACGAATTGAACCAAGCTGATATCTAATAATACCTTTAGCTTCTTCTGCTGTTGCAATTGCTGTTTCATCAATAGCATTACCGTATGCATCTACTTCAACAAGATCTGTTTCAGAAATTGCTTTACTATTAAATTCACTTTTCAGTTTATAATCTGGTTTTTCTTTACCTACAATTTTAAACTCTTTATCAACTTCTGGCATAATAACAGTAATTTGACTTTGCATTTCATTTACTCTCGGATCAAGAGTATCATATGAAACAATAATCTTATCATAACCAGTTAAATATTCGGCAAGATATTCTGCAAATTCAAATGTAATTTCATTATATGATTTATTTTTACTGTCATATAATTCATATGTTATTGCTCTACCAGTTTGAGCTAAATCGAGTATCGAATCAGTTTGTAATGTTTCATTAGGCATTTTTTTATAAACACCTTCAGCAACATTAATTCTAAACCCTCTAAACTTATCTTTATTATCTTTTGCGATTTTAATTACTTCTGCTTGAAGTAACAATTGTCTTGCAAGTGTTTGACGTTCTTCAAGTGTAGCAAGATGATTTAGATTTGTTGCAAATCCGCGTGAACCTAAAAACGTTGAAATAGGAATACCTGTACCAACCAACGTTTTTGGTGTAATTGCTAAAGGCCCATTTCTAGGATCAATGTTTTGTGGATTATATTTTGAATCAGGACTAAATCCACTAAACTTTCTATCCCCGGATACATAATAATTACCGGCAGCACCATCACCTGTTGAATATGAAACTGAACCAGAACCACTATATGTTCTACCAACAGCTGGCGGAACCTTTTGAGAGAAATAAGTATCTGATACACTACCGTCAGCTACCAACGAGGCAATAAAATCTTTATTTGCAGCATTATTGGCATCTTTTAATTTCATTCTAGCTTCATTAGGTGTGAGTTTACGATTTGCAATGCCACCCATCTTAGCCGTTCTATCAATCTTATTACGAATATAATCTTTGGCATCAATTGACACCTCGTTTACACCACGAGTACTATATGATAGAATTTGCTTCATAAGAGCAGCATCTGGTTGATAAGATGCTTTTGTATCATCGGACTTATTATCTGCGGTTGATGATGTTACAGATGCACCACCGCCACCAGTACCAGCAGCTACGTTTGCTTCCAATGCTGAACTTGCAGTGCCATTTAAATCACCATGGAATGTGGTATAGTGTGCAGATGTACCGTTCGTTCTTGTTAGATTACCAACAGGTGCACTTACTGTATCACCCGCATACACAGTATGACCTGTGTACATATTATAGTTATACATGATTACATTAGCACCACCTATAGTACCCTGTGCCGCGAGAATAGACATATCTCCAGCAGATATATTCATACTAGGTGCAGCAAGTGTATATTCACCTTGTGCCGATGCCTTAAATGTTCCACCTACGGACATAGTGCTTGAACCGCCAGTAGTAAGGTTTCTATCACCCTTTGTGACATCAGTTAATGTGCCCAATACCATATTTGTTTGTGACGCTAATACCGTTTCAGACTTACTGCCAGTAATGGTTTCTGCTTGGTTACCTGATACGTTTGTTCTATGATTACCATACACTGTTTCTGTTTTTGTGCCAGCAACGGTTGTATTAAAATCACCAGTAATATTTAAATCTAAATCACCGGTAACATCAATTTGTAGATTCTTTGAAGATAGTCTAAAATCACCTTCAATAATAATAC